TAAACATAAAAGTGGAATAACTGAACAATGTACTAAGTATGATTTATTTTCTAAATATAATTTAGCTAGAGACGGAATATATTACATTTGTAATGGTAAACAAAAATCATCACAAGGATGGTTTTTAGATATCAGGTAACTCGGCGTAGTTAACGTCGCCGCCCATTACTCCTACTACATAATTTACACTCTCCGACTCTTGTAAAGCAGTTTGTTTTTTACTGGGGTCGGAATGTTTTGTAAACCACGGTATAGGTGTTGATTTAGGGGCTATTGCTTTATATTTAATACCAACTTCTTTTAAAGCGTGTACTGCAGTATAGTCAACAAATTCTTTTAAGATGTTAGCGTTAAGTCCAATTACTGGACCTTTTAAGAACAAGTAGTCTGCCCATTCTTTTTCCTCGCGGATCACATCGAGATACATGCTATAAACTTCTTCTTCACATTCTGCTTTAATTTCGGTAAAACGCGGATCATCTTTAATTACTAAATTAATCATGTAAGCAGTCCATTCTTTATGTAACAGCTCATCTTGTAATATAAGTGCAATAATGTTACCGTTACCGATAAACAACTTATTTTCGACCATTGCTAAACTAGTAGCAAACGATACCATAAATCTAAATGCTTCTAATGCGTAACTTGCATGTAGCGCAAGCCAAATAGCTTTAATATGATCTCTTTCATCTACAGGTAATCCGAGTTCTTTTTGACAGTTAAATATGTGTAATTTATTATAGTATCTACCGACACTGCTTGCCATGTCAACAATCGGTGTAGTATCATGAATAGTATTAAATATCTCTTTTGGAACATTATAGATATTACGAATAATATGACTATAACTGCGACTATGAATATTTGATTCATAGAATCCCCAATTAAGCATTAACAGTTCTGCTTCAGGTACACTTACTACAGGTGTAAACACTTGGGTAGGCCCACGTCCTTGTAAGCTGTCTAATGCAGTTTGTCTTAATAAGTTGCTAGTAAATATATGTTTAACCGCATCACTAGCATCTTTGAAATCATTAGCGTCTTTGCTTAATGAGATCTCTTCCGGAGTCCAAAAGAATCCTCTAGCAGTTGCCTCGAACTTTTGAATACGTGGATATCGTACTTCTTCAAATCGTTGAATTGTAACTGTTCCGTCTAGAAACAATTTTCTAGACAGATAGTTAGTTTGTTCTCCTAGGTTATATTGTTCTTCACTCATAGCCGTCACCTGAGTAATTTATACATAACCCGTTTTCTTTATCGATGTAAACACTTAAGATGTCATCGGCAGATAATGCAGCAAGTACCGGGCCTTTAACTTCATCTTCGATTATATAATTATCAGGAACACCCCATAATTTTAATTTTTCTTTAAGTCTTTCATCTAACAGTTCGTCGTTTGTTAGTTCTCTTGTTACAAGTTCGTTCATGTTGTCACCTGTTGTTCTTTAACCTGAATAAAAATAGACTCAGGTTCTTTTTCAAAATATTTGTATAGAGAACCGCATAACCAACCATCGAGCCCTAATTTTTCACAGGTATACCAGTTGCCATGTAGTTCATCTCCACGCAGTTTTAATTTTAACTCATATTGATGAGTTGGGAATGTGTTTTTAGAAAATATGCAAGTAAATCCTGTTTTTGCATTTGGAATATCTCTAACCATAAGATCAATGATTACATCTGCACCTGATACAAACGCTTCGCGAACTAATCCAGTCGACTCGTCATCGAATACCCATGTGCCGTTATAGTTATAAATTGTAATAACGTTAATTGTATTCATAATGCACCTCGTAAGTTAAGTAAAAATATATTATACACTAACTTACGAGTAATGTCAACAATAATTAGTGTCTTACTTGTAATACAAACATCGATTCTTTACTAGTACCAGTAACATCTGAGAATGCTTTAAATCCATATTTCTTAGTCATAAGATGTGATAACGCACGATATGCACCTGGTCTATCGTTAGTGCCATCATTAGATGCAGCAGTGTACACAAGGTACGGAACACTTGGATGTTTTTTAAGCCAATCTAATGTGCATGCAACTACTGTTGATAATATCTGGCGAGCGAACCCTTGTGTATTAAAACCTCGAAACTCTTCATCTATCGAATATTGTAAATAACCATAGTATACATCTTTTGTAGAATCGATTATAGTTGTGATTCGTTCATTAAATGGAGACCTTTGCTCGGCACCACGTCTCGGTGTAGTTGTACCTTCATCTATTGCGACTTCACCGTGATGAAAGTTTCCATCTGGTGTTCTAAATGAAAAGAAATACGAACCAGGTGATATTTCTTTAAATGGTAACGGATTGTTTAAATCAGTTTCTATTAAGTCTATTGACTCTAAAAGTTCGCTTATTAACATTGCTAATCCTTGTATAATTTAATATTTATACAATTCTTATTGTGCTTTTTTCATCTAATGCATACCACGCACTTTCAAGATATTTTGTTATGTCGGTTAATGTTTCTTCTGGAAGACGCATTACCCATTCGTTAGTGTTAACATCGTGTTTAAGTGGTAATTCAACTTTTAAATTATGTCTCATTGAGATTACTAACTTTTTATCTTTCATTTCTTAAGTACTCCTAATGATACTAACAGTAAGCATAATGCAATTAGAATCATTTCAAATTTTAATTGAACATGTTCTACTGTGCGTCTTGTTAAATAAGCAGCCTTCCACTTATAATACGGAAGGCCTCCGTTTTCTATTGCGTGTAAATTAACTAACTGTTTCATTTATGTAGTTCCAGTTTATTATTTTCCATTGATTTTCTAAGTACTTTTTCTTGTCTGATTGATAGTCTAACGCCCATGAATGTTCCCACCAATCAACTAACAATACAATGTCTTTTTTAATAGCATGATTAGTTATTGTTTTGATCTTGCCATCTTTAGCAAGATAGACCCAACCACTGCCTTGTATGCCCATTGCTACTTTTAAAAACTCTTCTTTAAACTTATCAAAAGTTTTATAATGTGTTTCAATTAAATCTAAAACTTTGCCAACTGGTTTGTTTAAGTTGCCAGTTGACTCTTGATATTGTTGGAATAAGATATTGTGTAAAAATACACCTGCTTCATTAAACACAGGATCACCTTCACCTGCATTATAACGCTTTGCGTATGTTTTAGCAAGACGTTCATAATGATAATCTAATGTTGCTTTTGATATAGCAGGACTTAACTCATCCATTCCGTATGGTAGAGGATCTATTTTTAATGATGCAGGTTTACCTTCAGTTATGAATTGCTTAATAAAACTATAGCTCATAGCTTACAGGCCTCGCAGGATTCTTCATCGTCTTCAATAATTGCACTAGGTAAATCAACTTCGGCTTCTTCTTTACTACCTGTTTTATCAATTAAACTATAGTAGAAAGTTTTCAAACCCCAATAGTGACCTAACATTAAGTTTTTAGCAATTAGTGTAGTTGGGACTTTTCTACCTTCAAAGTGTCTAGGTGAATAAAATGTATTTGTGCTAATACTTTGATCTACGTATGCAGCCAATACAGCAGCAGTTTTCAAATAACCTACACAATCAGTTTGTTCCCACATAAGTTGATATTTGTTTTTCAATTTATGATATTCCGGAACTACTTGTGTAAGTGAACCAGCTTTTGATTCTTTAACTTGAATAAGTTGCATTGGCATTTCAATTCCATTAGTTGAATTAATTACAACTGAACTTGATTCTACTGGAGCTATAGCCATTTGAGTCGCATTTCGTACACCGTATTTTTTCATTTCAACACGCAATGGTTCCCAATCAAGTTCTGGTGTAAAATCAGTCAATTCATTAACACCGTCTGCACGTAGTTCCCATGGAAATATACCTTGTCCGTATCGAGTTTTATCACTATCTAAACATGGTCCACGCTCCTTAGCCAGTTCAACCGATATTTCAGTAGTATAAAATGCTAAATGTTCCATCCAGCTTTTAACTTCAGCAAGCATATCTGCGTCTCCGTATTTAAAATTGCGTTTAGCTGCCCAGTATGCTAAATTTGTAACTCCAATTCCTAATGGTCGAATTTCATCATTACTTAGTTTACTGTGGATTGACAGATAATCTTGGTAATCTAAAATATTGTTTAAACTGCGGTGAAGAATACGACAAGCTCTGCGCATATCTTCCGGATTTCTAAAACTCCCCCAATTAATACTGCCTAAGGTGCATAAGGCTATTTTTGGAACTTTACGCACACATTCTTTTTTAATTATTTTCATGATTTATTGTTCTTCCTATACGCCAATTTGTATTTTCTAAAAGATACTCATTAATAGACGATGAGTCAATCCTAATATTAGTGTACCCATCTGTTATCCATCTCCATTTTGAAGACTGTATTGATAACAAACTTTTTTGTGTTGGGCTTCTATAATGCGGGTTGTATTTAACTTGTTCAGTGGCAGTTAATGTAGCGTTAACTAAGTTAATCAAATCTGTATGATTTTTAATTCCTCGATTAGATATCAATCTACTGCTAATAGATAGCTCAGATTTTAATACAGAATCAATTTCATTTCGAAGTAAATAACTACCGTATTTGAAATTTTCATGTATATAATTAACTATAGTGTTAATAATATCGATAGCTGTAATATCAGGCCGAGCATTTCCGTTATTCATACCTGCACTTAGCTTACTTCTATTTTTACCCCATTCTATTAATTGTTTTTTAGAATATCGTTCTTTTGTGTTGCCGCCATCACCGCCACGGGTCATATTGTACCCGTAGCTAAACGTATCAAGCAAGTCTATATAATATATTTCTTTTGATTTTGCATCAGATTGTGTACTACATTCATCTAATTTTTCAGTTATAATAGTATTTTCACCATATTTTCTAATTGCACGATGAAAATATGTATCAGAACCGTTTCTACTATCTTGAATGTGTTCGTCTAATCGAACGTTAATATTTTTTTCAGTGTATCCTATGTATTTTTTGTTATTAATAGTGTGACAATATATATTATAAGTTTTCATAAATATCTTCCTCTTGCTTGTATTTAGCAGAGATACTACTACCCACTTATTAAAAGATTATCAATATCGTCATCTTCAGACAACTCTCGAACTTTCTTTTTCTCACCTGATTTTAATAATACCGTGTGTTCTCCTGCTAATGTTACTTCCTCTCCAGTGTCAAGTGTGAGTTTAAATCCACCTTCATCGGATAACGAATTAAACGGTGCAGTTGGTAAAAGTATTTCGCAGCATAAATTACTTTGATAAATTGTATGCCATAACGGATCAAATGGTCCTTGCTTAATTACGTTATCTATAAAGACTAAGTAGATGCGCCCGGTGTCAGTTCGTTCTTTTAGGAGTCCTCCTTTGAATACTTCTTCCGCAGACATGGTCTTCTTCCGAACTCCTGTATTTTTTTCATACTGTAGGTACAGTTTTTCAAAGAGAGCTGTATCAGTGTAAAACGCTTCGTATAAGTCTGGAACTTCATTAGGATCAAAAAATGTTATGTTTTCTTTGTTTTTAAATCTACGCCAAAAGAACGCGCTTAATACAACGCTGTAATCTAAATGACGCACCCGTGTTTCATCTGTGCCTTGATTGTTTTTAAGTACAATTAAGTCGTCGAACTGATAATGCCAAATCGGATATGTTACAGTAGCACTAGCATTTCTAATACCACCTTGTGAACAGCAACGCAAGTCACCAAACCATTTCTTTAAAAATGGAATCATACCTGTGTGCATAATTTCACCACCGCGTATAGGACTTCCTAGTGCGCGTACACGACCAATTTCTAAACCTATGCCAGCACGTTTGCTAGCATATTTTGCCATCATCTCGCCACTAGCAAATATAGAATCCAAATCGTCATCACTGCGTATGAGAACGCAGCTGCTGAATTGTTTAGTTGGAGTTCCGAGCCCAGCAAGAACGGGTGTAGCAAGAGTAAATAAGCCATCGGATGCAGCATTATAATATTCCTTAATATATTTCATTCTAGCTGCATTTGGTTCTTCCTTATGGAACACAGTTGCAGCTGCAATCATATACCTAACTTGTGGAGTTTCGTAAATGTCTTTAGTAGATCGATTACGGACTAAGTATTTCTCAATAAGCTGTTCAATTGCAGCATATGAGTAAGTTTCATCTTTTGAATGATCAAGCATGTCATTCATTTTGTTCCATTCTTCAGTTGAATACCACTCTAATAACTCTGGTGTGTATAATCCAACTTCGATGTTCTTTTTAACTATTGTAAATAGATGCGGTGGCTCGTATTGGCCGTATACATCTTTGCGGAGCATAGACAAACGCTGTTTGCCTGCAACGTATTGATAATTTGTATGACCTACATCTGGGTTGGCGTCAACATCAATTAAGTTAACGATTGCTCGCAGTGTAATTTCGTCAATTTCAGATGTAGTAATATTATCGTAAAATTGTGGCTGGCTTTTAATTTCGATCATTGATTGACTAACATCGGCAATTCCACTGCAAATCTTTGCAATCTGCGCCTGCCATTTGTCAATTGTTAGTTCTACTTTAGTGCCATTTCTTTTTGTAACTGTTATTTTATTCATATAATTTCACTTCTGGTTAGGATAGTATTTATTTGGCAGACAACTCTCTAAAATAAGTTTAGATTGTAAAAAAATACTAATTAAAACAATAAGATATAAATGTAAAACGGTAGACTTATCTCTTATCATTTAGAGCAATTATACGCTCTTTTTTCTGATAAGTCTACCGTTATGGTAATTAGGAAGTAGCGATATACGAGTAAGTTAGTGTACCGTCGTTACCTGAAATTGTATTAGTATACGAAACAACTATTGAATTGTTAACAATAGCTGCTGTAAATTTTAAAAGCATAGCAGTTCCGGAAATACCAGTACAAGTATAATCATCGGAAGAGTTAATAGAAGGAGGAGACGCAATTAATGAAATTTGTCCTTGTCTAATATAATTCCCGTTAAAAATGTAATTTATAGTATATGACATAAATCCAGCGACTGTTCCGGTGCTGTCTGTTTTTAATGGTAATCTAAATAAATCTACACTTTCTACAGATTGAGCAATATCTACAGTTAAAGGTGTACTAGTATATACTGCAGATCCTGATACTTCTGGAACGTATTGTAAAGCTGATAACGGATCTGATAACGCTATTGATCTATCAGATGTGATACTTGAATTATAATTTCCAAGTTGGCTAAAGTAAATTTGCGGAACTGTTGACTCTGTATCGCCACCTTCTCCAACATTAGTTAAGTTACAATTTATAACCGTGTTCTTAATACTATTATCGCTGTTAATTGCATGCGCTATAATATTATCAAATTTATAATTAGAGATATTAATATTAGATGGGCCGTCAGATACTAAATCAACCCCTAAAGAAAACCCAGTATGTGCTGTCGAAATAACACCATTAATAAAATTAATATCTGTAGATGCATTGCCTATAAACACACCGCAGAAATAATTGTTAATTACAACATTGTCAAATATAATGTCAGACGAAGTTGTAGCTAATAAACTTGAAATACTAATTCCTTTATTATCAGGTCTAGACCCAGAATCCCAAGTTCCGATAATTTTTATATTTTGAAATTTACTATTACTAGTATTAGCAAGATCTAAACCGATAGTTGCAGTTGTTTCTGTTGACTGAATAGTAATATCTTGAATATTAATATATCGTGGATTAGTAAGCGGATAAGATGATCCAACATCTGATATACATCTAAATGCAGTTTCTAAACCAGTATATTGGATAATAGTTTTATCTATGCCTGCTCCGATAATTGTAGTGTAGCTTGGAATAGTAATTGCATTAATTGTTTTAAAAATGCCAGCTGGCATTTTTAGTATAACTCGTCGTTTAACTCCTTCAGATGTATTAGAGAACGATTTAATACCACTGTTTGCAAACAACTGAGTAATTGCACGTTGAATTGCACTTGAATCATCAGTGATGCCGTCGCCTTTTGCTCCAAAATCATAGACATTTACAGTATCATCTAAAATATTCTGTAATGATCGAACTACTGGAAAACTAATTGACGGTCCGGTAGTTATTAACGTATCAGATAATTTGTAAGTATGTTCTAATAATGATATTAATCCAGTTCCGCCTGATCCAGATATAATATCTTTAGATGTTAAAATTTTTGTATTACCTACAGTAGGTGCGCCTTCTGATACAGAACCATTACCGATGTACAGTTCTTGAGAATCAACTGCCCATCCTAATTCTCCAGATGCTAACTGTGGAAACCCGGGGCCGGTTCTAGCCTTTCCTCTTCGTATTTGAATTTTTGAAATTTGATAAACTGCCATGAAATATATCCTCTTTGCTATATTTATGATAATTTAGCCATAAAAAAGCCCTAGTAAAAACTAGGGCTAATTAATTAAGCGATTGTAATTGATGCAGCTGGAGCCACTGTAGTACCAGTAATATCAAATGACAATGTGAATACTACTGCAGTTGCGTTAGTAGTAGTTGCGGCAGCTGAAAGGGTTAAACTAGTTCCTGCACTAACAGATGATACTGTAGTACCAGCAGGAATACCAGGTCCGATAACAGTTGCACCGACCATGGTAGCAAGAGCAGCCGATGTTGTTAAGGTAGTAGTTCCAGCAGTTGTGCCTAAAATGTCGGCACCTGTAATTCTACGAATACGTGTTTGTAATTCAGTAGCATCATTAATTGCTTTATCCATAATTACGTGAATTACACCAGTCGATGCTGCAGGAGCATAATATGCTAGTGGGTTAATTTCTTTAATAATCATTTCATACAAACTATTTGGCATTTGTGTAGATGCATCAATATAGCTGTCTTCTACTTGTAAATCAATAGCAGTAGCTGATGTGTTTTTCACTGTAATTAAGTAAGCGTTTGCGTTTGGGGTATATAAGGTTCCTGTTTTTGCAAGGGAACCGTTAATTCTGGTAATGGTTTGCATTATAAATCTCCGTTTGTTATATTTATCAGTTCATACTGTAATACATATCAACTCGATCCCACCATTTATTAACGTATTTGTTAAACTCGCTACCTTCTAATATAAATTCTTGATATTGTGGTTCTCCCCATACCCACGGTTTAAGTTCAGGAGGTTTAACACACATTAGAACTACACCTTTTTGTATATTAGTTTCGTGTATCTTATTATGTGCAATAGAATATGCAGCTAGTTGAAGATAGTAATCTTCAATGTACTCACGTTTTTTAGGTTTATTAGATTGTTTATAATCAAGGATAGCAGGTTCACCTTTATGTAATCCTACAGCATCTGTAGTACCTGCATACAGTTCTGGATAGTAAAGTGCAACTTCATTACCCCAAACTTCGTTGACGTTTTTTAATCCGTGATCTATAATGTGTTGAGCCATTTTATGACTTTGCTGACTATATGGATTAGAGCCAGATTCATTTAGAAATCCTTGTGCGACAAAATCTTCCAAAAATTTATGCATACGAGTTCCGCGACTAGCAGCTTCAGTTGTAATTTGTTGTGCTTTGTCATAGCCAACAGCTTTACGCCATGCTTGTAGTGCAGCTTTATCTTCTTCTGGTTTTGTTGCTGATAGTATTGTAGTTACGGAAGGAACTTTAGATCCATCAGGGCAAGAATATAAACGCTTGCCCTTAACGGATTGTCTGTTTATTGGTGTGTATTGATATTTTTCAGTTAGTAGTTTCATAACATAATTATAATACATTTAACTGTCAATGTCAATCTTTATTTTTTCTTCTGTTAAATGCTTCTCTAGATCTTTTAGAAAAGTCACTTTCAACTTCTTTATGTTGAGTTAATGGATCCGGCATAGCTTGATTTGTTTTAATTACTAACCCTGATTCGTCATACCGATCAACAAATTGTTGAACTAACGGGTCTGATTCGTAACGTTGAGCAAAGCTTTCAAAATCAATAAACGGTGCACCACCTGTTCTGTCTACTCTATTAAGAGCGTCCCATGTTAGTGATGCACTCGATTTATTGTTGTTTGCTGCAGATTGAATTGTCCGTAGTGTATTAATTAACGGATCAATTGATTCATTTACTTTTTTTTTGAGCTTAACATCATACCTAATTTACGGCTGTATTCAACGCTTTCACGTTTCATACGACCTGCATCAGGAGCTGCGCTTGCTAATTCTTCAGGTGAACCAGGTTGTTCTTCACCAGGAGCTGCGCCGCCAAAATTAGGAGCTGGAGCACCTGCTACTTGAGCTGCTGCACCGATCGGTGCAGTTTCACCGGCTACTGGCGCACCTAACATTTCTGGTTCATCGCCGGTTACAACTGCTAGCCCTTGGTTTAAACCTTGACGTGATGTTTCTAATGCTGTGTAGATATTATCCATTGCAGGTCTAACAACACTATCGTATCTTTGAGCAACGTCACTACCGGCTACACGTTTAATATTATCTAACAATTCTAAGAATTGCTCAGAACGCATAGCAGCCATATCTTCTAACCATCCTGTGATACGTTGTACAATGTCACGTGTTTGGATAATTACATCGGCCTTTGTTTCTTCATCTTCTAATAAAATCCAGCTAGCTTGTGATTCGTTTAAATCATAACGTACTTTTAATTCTGCAGACAATTCACGACGATCAGATTCGCCTAATGAAATTCTACGAATTGCACTATTGATCCAACTTTCTGGAACTGATAATTTTGTAGCACGTTGGCGTAATCTACTTTGAGCATACCCTTCGTCTGTTTTTTCTTTTTTCTTTTTACGAGGTGCATCATCTTCAACATCTACTTCATCACAGTTTTCACGTTCAAAAATTTCTTGATTTAATACATCAAGAAACATACGTGTTTTTTGATATGTAGCATTTTCGACAACTGAGTTATAGCTTTCATTCATTTCAAATTGGCTAATTTTAGTACGTAATTTATTACGTGCATCTTCAAGCTGTGCATCTGTAAAATTTTCTAATTTTACCGTATAACCAAAGTTTTTAGCTAAACTTTCGTTTAGTTTTAAACTAGTTAACGGTTGATTTAAATCATTAATTTGCATAATTGGTTCCTAGGTTATTTCTTATTACGTATTTATATAAAAGACTGACGAAACAATCGAAAAATTAGCTGCTGATAGTATTGAGTCAATGCTGTACTTTCTTCTAACCGTGTTAACATTATTTGATATCTGTTTTCGTCAGCTACTAACGCTATGTTATTTTTAAAAACTACAGCATCTGTAGAAACTGACGCATACTTATTATCTAACATTTTGATATTTTGATATTTTTCGTAGTGCCTGTTATTGTATTCTTTTGCAGCAATTAAGGCACAGCTTTTAAGATAGTAATCGTTTATCAATTCTTTTGAAGTTGTATTATACACACCCCAATACTTGTTGTCAAGTTGTTTAACTAAGAATCCTTTATAAACTAATGACCCATCAGGTAATACTGAAATTGGTAACGACGCTTGTAATTCTTGATCAAAGTACGAAGCTAATTCTTTAATTGATTTCTTGTTTTTCATTTGCTACAACTGTAGGATCGTTAAATCCGATCTTTTTCAGTAAACTTTTTCGTATCATAGTTTCTGCAATACACTGTTCACGGTCTGTAAGATTTGCTAACTTAATTGGAGTTTTTAATCTTTCAAATAACTTCTTTTCTTCGTTAGTGATGAAGATTTCAAAATCTGATATAAGCTCGTTTATTTTCATCTTAAACCTGCGATAGTTAACATTGCTATTAATTCTTCTGATTCTTTTATAGGTGTTGGGTGTACAACATTACGGTGATTTCTACCAGAATTCTTTTCAAACTTTTTATCAACTACATCGTTAATAAAGTCATCAGTTGGATCACCACTAATGTCTTTATTCTCATGTGACGCTATAAGATCTGCATCATCTTTGTCATCAAGCATCTCTTGCATAGTAGAACCAATATTATCAGGTAATTCTATTTCGGAACCAACTTTAGGTAATTGTGCTTGTTGCTGCTGCTGAGGAGCAGGTTGTCCAGGCTGTTGTTGTCCCGGTGCAGGTTGTTGTCCGTTAGCAACTGGAATTTGTCCTTGTTGCGGTTGTCCATCTTGAGGAACTTGTCCTTGTTGTGCAGGTGCAGGTTGTTGCCCTGGTACAGGCTGACCCATTGTTTCGTTACCTTGTTGACCTTGCGGTGCATTTGCAGGATTAAGGTTTAATGTTGATATGTTAGGTGTATTTGGTTTTGGCTGAATAGCAGCCGGTGTTGTAGTTATTTTAGTAGCACCGTCAGCTGACGAGATTTCAACTTTTTCGGGGTCACTTTGTGTTACTTTGTAATTACTTTCTGTAATTTCTTTAATCTTCATATTTGTTCTCCAAGGCTTAATTCTGCACTTTGTAATTTGTCGATATGTTTGCGCAAGTTATTAATTTTGCCGTTAGCCCGAAGCAACTTAAACGCTAGATTTTCTACACTAAACTCGCCGCCTTTCTCTAAACCAGATTTTCTTAATCGAGCTATATCATTTAACGTATCAGTAGCTAGTGTTAGATTTGATGATGTTAATGCTTGATCAATTTGACTTTGGTAAGTGTCGGCTTTGCTTTCAACTTCTTCGTTGTTTACAGAAGGCGGTCGATGTTTTGGTTTGTTAATCCATTTTTCGTCTATGATACTGTATATACCAGCCGAATGATGGGGTTGTTTACTATCTTGTACATATACTTCTACAGCAATATCTTTAATTTTTAAATCGTATTTAAAATTGTAATGATTCTTTTTAGCATTGAACAATTCTGCCATATTTGGATCATCAATATCAACTATTAAATGTAGATCAATGTCTGAATATTCAGAATATCCAAAACTTGCATTACTACCGCTAACAGTAATATCTTTTAAATGTAACTGTGTAACATTTAAGAATTGTGCAAAGTGTTTAGCTATAAGAAGTAACTTATAACGAACATCAGTTTTTAAATGATTATCCGTCCATAATACTGGATTTAATGTATCATGATAAGGTACAGCTTTTTCGGATAATTCGGTAAATCTCATATTAAAATTTTATTAAAATAGTTACTACTGTTGATAACAATCCGGCGATAATTGTTGCAGTTGCTCCGATAACTACTTTACTCATGCTAGATTGGCTTTCTTGAATCTTTTCAGCGAGTGATACTACTTTTGATTCGATCGTTGTTAAACGTGTTTCTAAATTTTGATAGCGCAACGCGCATAATTCTACGTGGCTTTCTAAATTATTTTTTTCTATATCTGTTGGTTTTAATGACATCTCATCGCTCCAGTGGTCGTTCGGTGAGTTACTTCACGTAACGTTAATATTTATTGCTTTTTGTGAAAAACAATATTCTTATTTTTTCCGTGTGTTAGAAATACTGCATGTGTTTGGTGTAACCATTCATCTAACCCTTGTATGTACGGCACTAACTCAAAGTCATCTTTAAGAAACGAAATTGGATCACCGTTTTCTTCATAAACAAAATCGCGTTCAGTAGCAAAGTCAAATCGCCAAAGTCTAACAATTTCATCAGTATCAAAACCTACTAAACTACCTCTTACTTCAGTAGCTTGTGGACTCTGAGAGTACAAGATGTTACAACGAATGCCTAATGTTTGAACAATCGTATTAAAGTTTTGTTCCTTCCATCGGGCAGCCTCTTTACCTGGTTCAGCTCTGTATTGACCAGTATGCGTTATATCAACAAATGTATAAAGTTTATAATCTTCCATGTTGTATTTAACAGTCATAAAAAAAGGGTTCACAAAATGTGAACCCTTTTAATCCCATCCCTAAGAAGGTTAATTAAGCAACTGCGCCTAATACAGTACCTGTTGCGTCAACAGTTAATGCAGTAATTGTAGTAGCTGCACCTGTACCAGTTGCAACTGCTGCTGTGATTGCAGCTTCTAAGTCGCCGTATGAAGCGCCTGAAACTGGACCGCCAGCTGTGTTACCTGATGTATCAGAATCGTTAATTGTATCTTCTGAAACTGCAACTAAGAAACCAGTTGTACCTGGTACCCAAATTTGATAAATTTCTGCACCAACTTGCAATGCACGAACTGCTAATGCAAATTTGCTAGCAGCTGATTGATAGTTAACTGAAAAATCAACAGCTGTTGTAGAACCTGAAGCACCAGTAACTGCTGTAATTTTCAATAGACGTAATTGGCGTGTACCGAAGTTGCTGTAAACTTGACCAACACCATATGTATGTTGTGGGGTCATTTTCAAATAGTTTGTTGTAGCTAGGCTGTTACCGCCGGTTACTAATAAATCTGAACTGATTAATGATGGCATGATATTTCTCCTCTATTACCATAACTTACTACTCTGTAAGTGTTATAATTATTTAGCATCTATATTAAAAATGCTTGTGTTATTGCTTATTTTCCTGAATACGTTTAATACTACGCTTAAACTTATTAGTATCGCCTGTTTTAATACTATTAATAAAACGGCGTTCTAATTCAGCAGCAGTTTCTAGATCATAGTTTTCTCTTATTAATTCTAATAAATTAATTGCGCTTTCTATTAGGTTAGAACCGCGGCTTTCTATAACTAAATTTGTATCACGGCTAATTCCAATGTCGCTGAGTTCTTGTAATATTGATCGAGTGCTTTTTCTCATAGTTAGTCCACTGCTGGCTGTTTAAACAGATTAGGATGCATTTTACCCCACTTTCTCATAACCACAG